AGATTTCTTCTGCGTCTGCGTCAATGCCGTCCAAGGCAAGGTCGTGTGCAAGGTTGGCGGCTTCTTCCATGGACCAGCTCGCTTTCTCGCCTTCATCCATCTGCGGGTAAATGTTCCCCAGCAGGTAGGCAGGAAGGTCAAAAGCGTCCTCGTCAATAATCTCCACCTCGATTTCGGAGCTGGTGGCCGTCACGTCAATCACCATGCTGCCTTTCACCCTGATTGTAACTTTTTCCATGCTCTTGTCCTCCTATGTTTGATTGGGAAGCGCGGCTTCCGCGACCACACCCTTGCGGGGTGGGTTTCGGCCTGTGCCAGAGGCCATCATCAGGCGGATTGATTTGAAAGCCCAGGCAGGAACCCCGCCCGGCTGGTTAGCGCCGGGCGTAGGCTCGCATCCATTCCCTCTCCGTGCTGTAGCTGTTGTTGCTGAAGAGGAGTCCTTTCTCGTTAATGAAATCTCCAACCGTGGCAATGTACCCGTTTCCATCCATGAAGGCAAATTTGGAACCTGCCAGGCGATGGATGAGTCGGAGCACCTGCGGGTCTTTCAGGTCATCCGGTCGGCGGATAATGGCGGAAAGGTAATCGGTGATGAAAATCGCTGTGTCGCTGTATTCCCTGTTGCTTGGGTCGGAGGTGAGGCGGATGATTCCGTTGTGCGCAACCCCGCATCCGCAGTCCACATCCAGCGCCTTCATGTGGGCGCGTTGATTTGAAAGCGGGAAGGGATGTGTCATTTGGGGGTTAACCCCAGCCTGGGTGCTGATGCGGAAGTGGTACACCACCGGGTCTTTCGCAGTGAAATGTTCATCATGCAAGGCACTCAGGAAATCGTCGATGTTCATGTAGCCCTTGCTGATGTGAACCTTTCCGTCGCGGGCGTACATGTATCCCGCGCCGTGCGGGTTCTGCTCAAACATGGTGCGGATGGTTTTCATGCTGGGTTGGCGAACTTTAGCGGGTGATACGCAAATGATGCACATGTATTTTTCCTCCTGTATTTCTGGCCCTTGGGCCTTTTGATTTGAAAGCCACGCGGCTTGGGGTAGGTCATACATCACTCTGCCGCCACTGGAAGTCAAGCGGATTCTGATCGGATATGTACTCACGGCGGCAGAAGATTTGAGAGCGTGTTTCAGCGGGTTCGTTTGATGGATACCTGGTATTCGGAACCATCAGGCAGGGTGATGACCAATCCATATCCCTGTGTTTTCATGCCTGCTTCCCGGTATGTCTTTACTCGGAGGTTTTCCCAGGCGATGTCGTCGTAACCGTAGGTGAAGTCTCCGGTAATCAGCTCCGCCAGACCACCCTCCAAGGTTTCCTCGTCGAACACAGGGTCGGGGTCATTCTCGGATTCCTTTTCGTACGACCACACGGTACCGTCGTTTCTGAAAATCTTGCTCATGGTGTGTTCCTTTCCGCGCTGTGCGCTGTTGATTTGGAAGCTCTGTGCGGCTCCCGCGACGCTCCTTGATTTAGGAGCGTTTCGGCCTGTGCCGGAGGCCATCGTCAGGCGGGGATTTCCGTTGCCCATGTGTGGGTGTTTTACAGCATGGCGGTGATTTCAAAGCGCCGGTTGAACTCCCTGGCCGAAAGGATGGTGTCGTCGGAGCCGTCGTCTGCGCCGTAGAACACTTCCACCGCTTTCAAAAATGTGTTTGCAACGCCGGTCTTGCCTGTTTCTTTCTCGCGGACTTCGATGGTGTGGCAGGTTTTCTCCGCCCGAACCAGTTTTCTGTAAGCTGTCATTGTGTGTTCCTTTCCGGGCTGTGCCCTGGTCGATTTAGGAGCCTGTGGCTCCGGGTGAAGGCATCCTGTGTTTGATGCCCTCACCCGGAACCGCCTACTTGGCGGTTTCGTGTGGTTCAGCGGAGGGTGTACCGTTTACCCTTGGCGGTGATTTGAAAGCTCCTGTGTCCTTTGTCGTTCCAAACACGCTCCATCTTCTCGATGTCTTCCAGCTTGCAGGTTTTCATCTTGTGCTGTTTCCGGAGCCAGCGCAGGGCGACCGATTTGAAAGCTGTGCCCAACTCCTCCCTGCGAATCATGCTTCTGCGGTGGTACCGCTCCCGCTGGATGTGCCCGATGCGGGCGGCTTCGTCGAGGTCGGTGTACCAGCCGTCGCGGGCGCTTTTGATTTCGGCCCACTTGATTTGAAAGCGGGGTTCCAGGCGTGTGTTCCAGATGGTGCCGTCCCAGCGGTCCCCAATCCAAGTGTCTTCCGCCGCTTTTCCTACCGTCAGGGTGACCGCGTCGCCGTGGAAGCCATCGTCGATGTGGCTCCAGAGCAGGCCGCGTTCCAGGATGACCCGGAGGATTTCAGAGCCGTTGGTCAGGTCGATGTGCGCGATTTCGCCTTGGCTTCCGCCCATGGTGTCTGGGAAAATGGTGTACCCCTGATTCAGGAGCTCGGTGACCTTCTGGGTGTAGATGTTCCGGATGTCTTGCTTCTGCATGGTGTGTTCCTTTCTGGGCAGTGCCCTTCTCGATTTGGTAGCTGTGCGCGGTTTCCCGCTACCGGGCAGTCTGTGCCCGGTTTCGGCTTGGAACCGCCAGGCGCTCGTCAGGCGGGCTCGATTTGAAAGCTCACCAGAACTTGATGGTCAGGATTCCGCCCGGTACCATGAAGTCGTTCTCAACCAGGGGGTCGTCCCAGAACTGGTTCTGTGCCGCGTTAATCAAGCGGTCGAGTGTGCTTTCGGGAATGCGCTCCAACAGCGCCTTGCGGGTGGTCTTCTTTCCGTTCAGGTACAGCAGGGTCTTCATAGGTGTGTCCTCCTTCTCGATTTGAAAGCTGTGTGCGGTTTCCCGCTACCGGGCAGTCTGTGCCCGGTTTCGGCCTGGAACCGCCAGGCACTCATCAGGCGGGCTCGATTTCAAAGCTGTGCCTCCCTCGGTGTGCGCGCCGGGCTCAGGAGGCGCGGCGGATGGTTTCGGCACCGTTCCTCCAGGCGGCGTTGCCGGGCATGTGCTTGAGGAGGTGTGTCCGGGCGGTCTTGAACTCCTCGCCGTTCATGCCCAGGCGGAGGAGCCAGCACCGGAAGGTGTACGCGGGGTTGTCGGTGACCGGGCGGTTCGGGCTGGCTGTGCTTACCGTGAGGGCCTGGTGGGAAATCGCCATGCAGAGCTGGATGTAGGCTTTGACCTCTCCGGCGTGAAGTGTGCTGTTGAAGGCCCGGAATTCGATGGTCCCTTTCTGCCACACCGCGTGGAGGTTCAGGAGGTGGTACCGGGTGTGGTCGTAGTGCTGGTGTGCGTGGTACTCCCAGTCCTGGTCGTTGTACCAGAGCCGGGCGAAAGCCTCAGAGGTGGTCGGGCGTCGTGTGTTCAGGCGGCGGAGGAAATTCTGGTCGACCGGCGCACACCATTGCGCCCGGCGTTCTGGAGAAATCTGGAGGGCTTGGGTCAGGAGGTCTTCCTTGGCGTTGACCAGGTTGACCAGGTTGCGGAGGGTCTTCGGGGTGTGGTTCCCGAGACCGATGTGCACATGTATCCCGCAGGAGGGGTCGGCGTGTGCTCCGGCCTCCCGGAGGGCCCGGACACACTCCTGCACCGTTTCGATGTCCTCCCAGTGGCAGATCGGGGTCACGAACTCTGTGCCCTGGTCGCGGTCTCCCGCGATGCTCCCGTCCGAGACACACTTCCACTTCCTTCCATCCGGCCCGGTCACCGTCCAGGCGTCGTAGCAGCCTCCGGTGTGCTCGACTGCCGAGCCGGGCCCGAGCTTGGCCGCGACCACGCGGGCCGCCTTCCCGCGAGAGATGTGGTTCATTTCGATTTCGACTCCGAAGGTTTGGGTTTTCATGGGTTTCCGTCCTTTCGGCCCGGCCCTTTTCGCGGCCCGCGGCCCGCCCGGGCCTTTCCCGCCCGGCAAGCACATGTTCGCTCAAAAAAAGCACAAACCAAGCACGAAACACGGACGTTCCAGCCACGTTTCCGCCACAAAACCCTTATCAAACCGCCACAAAACTGAGACTGTTTTGAGACTTTTTCGTCTCAAAGATAAGGGTTTCGTCACACTTTTTTGCCCGCCCAAACCGCCCGCCCCTATATAAGCAGTAGCCTTTTTTCGGGCCGTTTCCGGGCCCGGTTTTTTGCTTCTGCGCTTTGTTGTGAAAAAGTCCACCACCCCGGTGGACTTTTCCGCTTTGCTCTGAAGAAGTGTTCCGGGCCGGGCGGCTTTCGCGCTTTCCAACTACACCGCTTTGCTCTGCGAAAGTACCCACCGAAACGGTGGACTTTTCCACTTTGTTGCGCAGAAGTGGGAAGGGGGATTCGAATCTCCGCCGACCGCCCAGAGGCGACCGCGCCCCCCTCTCGCGTGAATTTCCGACAAATTGGGGACCGGGGGTATCAATTCCCAAAAATGAAAAGGCCGCCCAGCTGGACGGCAATAGGAGGAACCGTGAATACGAATCTGAACATGCAGACTATCCCGATTGATCGGCTGAAGCCTGCAAAGTATAACCCCAGGAAAGACCTGAAACCTGGCGATCCCGCCTATGAGAAGATTAAACGCAGCCTGCACGACTTCGGGTACGTCGATCCCATTGTATGGAACGAGGTCACCGGAAACATCGTTGGCGGGCATCAGCGGTATAAGGTGTTGAAAGCCGAAGGCGCAACCCAAGTGGACTGCGTTGTGGTGCATATTGAGAATCCTGCTGATGAAAAGGCGCTCAACATAGCACTCAACAAAGCGACGGGTGACTGGGAACCTGTTGCCCTGGCTGAATTGCTGCAGGATCTGCAAAGCTCCGGGTATGACCTCGGCGCTACGGGATTTGACGCTGCCGAGGTGGATGACCTGTTCTCCAAGGTGCATGACAAGGATGTGTCTGACGATGACTGCGACATTGACCCAGAAGAAGTGACGCCTTATGTGAAGCCGGGCGATATCTGGACGCTGGGCAGGCACCGCATGATGTGCGGGGACAGCACTTCCCCGGAAGCGGTGGACGCGCTCATGGATGGGATCAAGGCGAACCTGGTTGTGACTGACCCTCCATACAATGTGGCGTATGAATCCGCTGACGGAAAGAAGATCCAGAATGACAGCATGGCAGATGAACAGTTCTTTGCTTTCTTGCTAGCTGCCTTCAAAAACATGGCTGCGCACATGGCCGAGGGCGGCAGTGCCTATGTTTTTCATGCTGACACAGAAGGGCTGAATTTTCGCCGGGCTTTCAAAGAGTCCGGCTTTCATATTTCCGGGGTGTGCATCTGGGTAAAGAACAGCCTGGTACTGGGCCGCAGCCCTTATCAGTGGCAGCACGAACCTGTACTCTATGGCTGGCTCCCCAATGGGAAGCATAAATGGTTCGCTGATCGGAAACAGTCCACGATTTGGAACTTCGATAAGCCCAAGAAAAATGCCGATCATCCAACCATGAAGCCGATCCCGCTGCTCTGCTACCCCATCAAGAACAGCAGCGCACCGAACGCTATGGTGATGGACCTCTTCGGTGGCAGCGGTTCCACCCTCATAGCCTGTGAGCAGACAGACCGTATCTGCCGGACAATGGAGCTCGATCCGAAGTATGCAACCGTCATCGTCGAGCGGTTCCATGCAGATTGCCCTGAACAGGAAATCACCGTGCAGAGAGATGGACACACTTTTTCCTACAGTGACGTCTCACAGACAGCATAGCATGCCCATAGAAACACACTTTTACAGGATAGGAGGTGAAACCAGATGGCTGTAAGAGGAAGAAAGCCCCTGCCCACGGCGCTGAAAGAACTGGAAGGTGACCGGGGAAAGGGACGCAGACCCCTGAATAAAGATGAACCGACTCCACCGCAGGACAATGTGAAATGCCCTGATTGGCTGATGCCGGAAGCGAAAAAAGAATGGAAGCGTCTGGCTCCCTCCCTGATCGCTATGGGTGTGCTGACCGATCACGATATGGAAGCCTTCGCTGGATACTGCCAGGCATACGCCCGGTGGCGCGAGGCCGAGGAATTCCTGTCCCAGCACGGCACCATTTTCAAAACCCCCAGCGGTTATGTGCAGCAGGTGCCGCAGGTCAGTATTGCCATGCAAAACCTGAAAATCATGCAATCCTTCTGCGCAGAGTTCGGCTTGACGCCTGCCAGCCGTGCCCGGCTCTATGCCAACAACGGCGATAGTGGAGCAGACGATGACCCAATGGAATCTGTCTTAAAGGGAGGCTGGCAGGATGTTCAATGAAGCGAAAGCCCGCCGAGTGACGCAGTTCATTGAATGTCTGAAGCACACCAAGGGCGAATTCCACGGCCAGCCCTTCAAGCTACTGCCCTGGCAGACAAAGATTATTCGGGACGTGTTCGGAACCGTGCGTGATGATGATCCCACTACCCGCCAGTACACAACGGCTTATATCGAAATCCCAAAGAAAAACGGAAAATCGGAGCTTGGCGCTGCCATCGCCCTGAACATGCTCTGCAACGATGACGAGTGGCGGGCGGAGGTTTACTCTTGTGCCAGCGACCGTCAACAGGCTGCTATAGTGTTCGATGTGGCCGTGGATATGGTCAAGCAGTCCCCGGCGCTCAGTAAGCGGATCAAGATCATCCCCAGTACCAAGCGCATGGTGTACCAGCCGACCGGGAGCATCTATCAAGTGCTTTCCTCGGAGGTAGCCACCAAGCATGGCCTGAACGTCAGCGCTTGCATCTTTGATGAGCTGCATACGCAGCCTACTCGCGCCTTGTATGACGTGATGACCCAGGGCAGCGGTGACGCTCGGAGACAGCCGCTTTGGTTTCTGCTGACAACAGCAGGGACAGACCGGAATAGTATCTGTTGGGAGGTTCATCAAAAGGCGCTGGATATTATTGAGGGACGGAAAGACGACCCCCGTTTTTATCCTGTGCTTTATGGCCTGCCCGATGATGCAGACTGGACCGATGAACGAAATTGGTACAAGGCGAATCCTTCTCTGGATAAAACGATCGCTATCGATAAAGTCCGCGACGCTTTCCGGAAAGCGCAGGAAACCCCTGCGGATGAAAACATGTTCCGGCAGCTGCGTCTAAATCAGTGGGTCAAGCAGTCTGTCCGTTGGATGCCCATGGATAAATGGGACCTATGCTGCGGTGTGGTCAATGAACATGAACTGGAAGGTCGCACCTGTTATGCCGGGTTGGATTTATCTTCCACCAGTGACCTCACTGCCATGGTGCTGGTTTTCCCGCCTCGTGATGAGGACGAGCAGTACATCGTCGTT